TCCCAGTCACGATCTTTTGTAAACACCGCCGAACGCGTTGATAAAACGCCGTTCTTATCATAAAAAGTAAACGTGTCGGTTCCGGCATCATGGTCTAAATATCCGCCCGTGACGGATACAAATCGAAACAAATGTTCCGTAATACCGGTAATGGCTGAATCATCAAATTTTATTTTAAATGGTGTTATTGGGTCTAATTCTTGCTGGAATTGGTTCATAGTTCGACTAGGAATATGACCGTTTATTTTTCTCCAAACCGAATCATAATCAACATACGTAACATCACTCGATACCTGAGGCCGGTTAAACGTAACCGTTTTTTGAGTTGCGGCCGTGATCAACCACGCATCGGTGTATAAATCATACGACCCCAACGGCAAAAAAGTATCACTATCTAAAACCCTGATGTTTTTATTGGCATCCAAATCATCATAAACCAATTCATTGTTGATATAAATATCCAATGATGGCGTTCCAGGTGATGGAATCAACCATGCATCCAAATACGCATCATATGCGCCAACCTCGTTTAAAGTAGATGTATCTAAAACACGGACATTGTAATTTTCACCACAATCCAATTCGATGATTTGATTGTTATTAACAAAAACGGTGGATTGTTTTGATGGCAATGGATTAGGATTTGTACCCGAAAACACATATCCATTATCGGTTCCATCGATGCAAACCTGAGTAACATATGAATCCAACGTTCGCGGTTCAATATCCTGGACATTCTCAGGAACCGCCACGATGAATTCCAATCGACCCAACACCACATTCGCGGCGTCTTTATTGTCGTTTTGATTCCCGATGTCCATGGCATCGGTTCGCGTATTCATAATGAATGGTGGAACGAATGCCAATGTCATATATCGTTTATCGCGCAATATAGCATCCACAACGGCCATTAAACGTTGCACACGCAATGATGCGCGCCGATCACCACGTTCGGAATCGGTTGTTGGCGATGCGCCGTAAAAATCAACAAAATATCGATATTCACGATGTGCCGTGTTTTTAGTTTCACGCAACGGAACCATACCGGCATATGTTATGTTTACTGCTGGCATTTCAGTTTTCCCGAACGGCACAAACCGTTCATGGTAAACCGTGGCATCCAAAAAATCATCATCATATGTAATTGCCGCTTGTTGAAACAATTCATCGGCCACGATCTCAAATATTCGTGCGCCAATCAATTCAAATGCCGCGGAACCAATTGGTTCAATAATTTTACCCATAATTATGCAGTGTATTCACCCAAAATTAATACAATCAATCCAACCATTTCATCCGGATACCATTCACGAACGATGTAATTTTTAACAACACCGGTTGAATCAGCAATATCCACACGATGGCCGGCCATATCAACATCATCATTTGCATCCCTAATTGGATAATTATAAAAGTTCAAATTATCCTCAGAAACCGCAACCGATGCATATTTGGTATTCACCCGTTCACCGTTTTCGGTGAAACCGGTGTGATGTTTCGCATGGATCACCGTTACATTTTCTTGAATGACTCCATTCGGCGCGGTAAAATCGGCCGTTTTTGCCCATTCTGATGTATTGGATGTAATATCCTCAATATCCTTTTTTGCCTGATCAACTAAACTCATTTTTAAAGTCGTGTTAAATATCCATCCGCCTCGGCTGAAATCTTTGTGTTGGAATCACTGATATCTACGCAACGAACTTTTAAATCCGTTTTTGGAGCCAACACCAATACCGAATTTCCGGATCTGGAATACGGAGCTGCATCCGTTATTTGCACCGGGCGATATTTACGCAACGAATTTTCCGACTCGGTGATTCCGTTGATTTCGATTTGTGCGGATCCGGCTGATCCGTTCGAACGTGTCATTCCTATAATTAAATCAGTAATCGTTAATGTATATCCCGTTGGCACGGTGTAAAGAAATTGTTGGGTTTGGCCTTTTGACGGTTGGATTTCTCCCAATATTTGCGCCGGTGCGGATACTTTTCGCAACGTAATCGTGCCGACGTTTGTTTGACCTGATCCAGCCAACGAAACATACATTCGCGATGATCTGAACAAATCGATTTCACCCAATGAAACCAGCGTTGTGCCGTTCATTGTAACCTCGATATCCGGCACAATGTTATAATTTTCATCACGTAAATTTCCAACGATCACTTTTTGCGCACCGGTTCCGCCATTCGTATCCGCCGACTGATCGGAAACCAATTCTAATTCACCGGCTGCATCAATAAATCCGGAATAATTATCCGCGGATCCATCCCAAATATCGCGCCCGGAAAAACCCGCGGTTGTTAGATTCGGCGTTTCCCCCCATTTATCGAACTGTAATCGGCCATCAATTCGGCCGGCCGCAACCGCATCAATCCATTCAAATGCATTTAATTCCTGGCCGGTATTATAATTGAAAAATTGGCGAATCGTGTAAGCTGAAAACGCGGTTCCATCCTTCGTTTGTAACTCCGATAATTCAAATCGATGAATTCCAAGTTGAACACCGGCAATGTAATATTCACCGCCATCCAAAACGTTCATGGCCACACGGCTTTTTAAATCAGTTACAATCAAACCCGATTCCACGAATTCAATGTAAAAATATGCGCCAACGCAATATAATTTTTTCATAGTTATTTTTTTTTCACATTAAAAAAACCGCCAACAATTTGGCATCGTTGACGGTTTCCACATACACAATATTGCGCTATTTTTTAACCGTTCAAAGAATCAGATAAAAGCGCAAAAAGTTCGCGTCGATTCGCCTTTGCATCATGTGATACACCGCAATCGGCACACATTTTTATTAATACGTCCTTTTTAAAACTTTCAAAAGTTTTACCATCGATGGCCGTTTTTGTTTCTGCATAGATATCAGATCCAGCCGGTTCCGCTTCTGGTTCCGCTTCCGCTTCTGGTTCCGCTTCTGGTTCCGCTTCCGCTTCTGGTTCCGCTTCTGGTTCCGCTTCTGGTTCCACTTCTGGTTCCTTTTCGGCTTTGGCTTTAGCAACGGCCGCATCCTTTTCGGCTTTGGCTTTGGCTTTTTTGGCCGCCTTTTCAGCTTCTGGATCCGTGATTTCCTCAATAAATCCACCGGCAATTAATGAATCGGCCGTTCCCGTTGGCAAATCCATTTCCGTTATTTTATCCTGAGATTTAAAAACCTTGTTTTTACCCCCAACTGATAATGCAATTACTTTAAATTTTCGCATGATAATTTGATTTTTTTAGATTGTGTATATGAAAAAACCGGATGATGGATTTACCACCATCCGGTTTAAAAACTAATTAAACTACTATTAACTATGATGCAACCACCTGGTATGTTGCGATTTGATCAACCGCAACCGGCACGGCAACACCCGCCGATTTGATTGCAATTTCGTGGATCGTTCTTTTACGATCGAAAAATTCTTGAACTACAAACGCACCACGTTGTGTTGTTTCTGGTGCATCATCCAACAACATTGGAATTGCGCCAAACGCTAATTTGAAACGTGGATTATCTGGTAGCATTACAACCTTTTTAGAATTCACGTAATCAACAAAATTTCCGTCTGCATCCTCGTATCCTTCTGGATATGTCCAAATTCTAACCTTATATGATCCGGCCGTAACCTCACCATGTAAGACACCACCCTCGGCCATTGCCTGAGGCGTTTTTATATCATCCAACGTAATGTTTCTGATATCTGCGCGCGTTTTTACAATTGTATTATCCAAGAAATCCGCCAATGCTTCCGATCCCATAATTGCATTGTAAATTCCTGATCTAGTTTTACCCGTTTCGCGGATAAATTTACACATGTTTTCCAAATCCTTGTATGGACTCACCGTACCCGTTGCCCAATAACTACCGGCACCCTTATCAACTAACGATGCAGCCTTTCTTTTGAAATCAATATTCGTGTTCGATTCCAATTGAACAATTCCCGTTTCCAAGACTTGCGCACATTGTAATTCGTATGCACGTTCGATTGTGTATTGTAATTCAACAAGATCATCGGCCAATTCAGCCGTTAATTGTGCAAATCCCGTTTCCGATTGCATTCCAATCGCGACATCTACTGATCGTGACTGGGAAAC